CTATGTACAAGCCCCGCATAAGGTACGTATTCGTAACCCTTCAGTCACCTGATCGGTGAACCTGGCCTTGACCTGATCATCGGTCATGACCTGTTTGAACTTCGAGCGAATCATGACCTTGATATCCTCCCAGATGCCCGATTGCATCAAGAGCTTGACCGCATCAAGGGGCGAGATGCCGTAACAGGCGTACAGGCTCAACATATTGCCTACCACGTTCCGCACGTTCCGCATATTGCCCATGCCCGGCCCCTTTCTGGAACGCCGGTAGTCTAGGCCAGGGTCAGGACCATGAATCTGCACATCCTGTAAGAGCAGTTGCCACATGGGGTCAATATAAGTTTTGGATGGACGCCCAGAGGCGGACACTGGATGAAGGCGGAAATTTTCAAGGCCGTAGCGTAGAAGGCCCGTCAAGTGATCGACTACATCGGTGAAGGTGTGCAAAGGTTCATGGATGAAATCACCGAATTCATTGATCACGGAATGATGAAAGCGGAATTCGAAGCGCCAAACCGGCTTGTCATGGTCATACAGCGGCTTGAAATATTCATCGGTTCGACGCTCCCAGACGGGTTGCCAGAAGTGAAGCTTATCAATCGCCTTAGCTTGCAAGTCTTTGCGGTATAATGAAAATTGCAACTCAGACGCAAGACCGAACAGGTAAGATTGAGAAGCACCGTAAACGGTCGCCAACTCTGACATGCTGAATTGCGCCTCAGAAATCCCACGATGATCAACACGCCGCTTGGAACGAGTGACCAGCAAATCAAAAAAATTCTTAGGCGGTTCCCAGCCTTGGACATCCACACAGATATGCACCGCACAGCCAGTAGGCCGAGGATCGACCAGCAGACGCGCCGCCAGGTTGTTCATGTAACCCTGAATCGATCCGGTCTTGCGCTCATCAATGAAGTGGGGCGACAGCTCGATTTTCAGATGCGAATCCGGAACCGTCTCAACCGCATAACGGGAATGAATGAACAGGATCAGCCCTAAATCATTGTCTTGTAGGCGATACCGATAACCAGACTTGCCACCAGACCCGAGCAGCCATTCACGCCCCAACAAGTTGACGAGACGCCCCCGACCGCCTGCCCCTGGCCCCAGCTCCCAGGATGCCTTGAGTTCATCAAGAACATCAGGCTTGAGGAGACCATGGTAAAGCTGCCGGATGGTATCGACCCCCTCATGCAGGATAGTCACAGCATCCAAGTTCCGTTGTCCCAGGCTGGACAGGAACAAGCACCCGCGTGAATCTTGCTTATTCTCCACCAAAGAAGCCAGCGAGTATCGATCCCACAATTTAACAGGCATCCTAGGAATCCTCTATTATGGTTTTCTGTGTAACGTTGTGGTCAACGACGCCTTACTGCCAGACGTGCTACAAGGGGCGTCCCTCCCCGCGTCGTCCTGGCGCACGACCCCAAAGGGGACCCCCGCGCGCCAGGACGACGCTACCACTGCAACGCCCCCACCTCAGCACAGCAGCCAAAAAGACACCGCCTGAGATACCAGGCCGGCGCTGGTGCCATAGCGGTCCGGTGGTTTCGTTTATTGTTGGAATGTTGGCTCTACGGTTCGCGTCGCTCGCGCTCGCTCCCTTGAGCCAGTTAATCACTAGGGGTTCCACCCCTAGGACCCGGCTAGGGTAGTCCCTCCCCTAGAACCCCACAGATCGCCGCTAGCGCTTACGCGATCCTCAACACGCAACCGACTCAGAGCAACCAAGAACAACGCTTCGCCGGTTTTCCCCTTTGCCCTTGCTAGGTCATCTGCCTTCAGTCGCAGGGTGCTTATCCAAACTCGAACCGCTTCGCTAAAAACTTGATCGCAAGGGTTCGCTTCGCCGCTACGCGCCCTTGCAATCAACTTTTTTTCGAGTTTCTCTGCACCCGGCGACCGAAGGCGAGATGACGGCAAGAGCAAAGAGGAAAAACCCGGCTGCGCTTGATCCACTGCAACCGACGGGAAAGTCAAAACCGGCTCCCTCAGGCTCGAATCCAGCATGAGCACGAACCCCCCCGACAGTACGGCCTCACCGAGTAACCTTAGCCGCACTCCATGGAATCGATGATGCGCCGTTCGCCTGCAAGGACAGTTGGCCCGAGACACCGGCAGGAACATAGGGAAGCGGCGAAGGAGTTGGCGCAGGCGTTGACGAAGCCACCAAGGACGACGACGGCGAGGGAGCTGGCGCCGACCTTGAACCCGAGCCAGAGGAGCGCACACCCTCAAGCTGACGGTCGGAAAGCTCCCCAAAAGGTTCGATAGGCCATGCCGTGGCGATCAACTCCGGTTGCCCCAGCTTGTGAAGGCGAACCAGGCGCAAGGACACGACCTGAATGGACCAGCCCAGGGAGTTCAGCATATGCGTATCCAACCGTTCAAGAACACGGTAAGAGGCATCGCGGAACTCAACCACAACATAGGGTTCACGGTTGAAGCCTGAAAGCACAGAAACAAGGCGCACCCGCCCCGAGGCAGTAAAGGCAGTCACGTAGTCAGCAGGCACCGCAGGCTTAGAGGCGTCAACAGGCTTAGGAAGCGTAGAAGAAGGCGAAGGCGATACAGGAACGGAGCGGACAGAAGAAGCTGGCGGCAAATGGCCAGCGGGTGAAGTACTGGAAACAGGAACAGAGTCACGCTTAATCAGTGACGACGTGGACGGATTAAAGAGCCTAACAAGGTAGGTAATGGATAGCGGTAGCACAATCAAAAGGCAGATAAAGACTAGCCGGAATGTCCACGAGTTCCAGATAACAGCCCGAGAATCACGATAGTTACCGGTGTTAGTATCGTCAGAGACGTAGGATTTATACGTACCGAAGTATTTTTTATCGTATTTCTGTACACCGCCCGAAACTTGGGTGAACTTATCCGGCGCTGTACTCTTGTAAAGCGTCCAGCGATAACGACCGGATAGACCTAAAGCATCCAGATTCATGAAATGGATCTTTCGATCCACGCGGCGACGCCACATGGCATGAACGTCACGAAAATCCTGGCCCATCGCCAGAATATCAAGGCCACGGTGACGATGTTCGGAAACGAAGTTAATAATGTCTTGCGATATCGAACAGTTATCCCCTTTCGATGACCAGAAGTTTTGCAATTCATCGATCACAACGAAAGAGTTATCAGAAACAACCTTATCAATAGTGCGAACCGAATCACGCTCAACATAGTGCAGCAGTGATCGAATCACTTCCTCAGTGGTACCAATCACGGCGGCCAGCTTTTGACAATCCAGCCCTTCCACAAAAGCATAGACCTCCCGACCGGAAGCCAGAGCGGGAATAATATGCTTTACAACAGCTTCATAGCTTTTGCCGGAACCCGGTAACCCTTCATGAAAGATCAGCATATATCACCTAAACGAGAATAAAGACCTTGACGCACGACGATAAAGATAAGCTGCAGCAATCATCGCGACTCCTTCAGGAAAATGAAAAAAGCTCAAGAAATAAAGAACATCAGAAGGAATCATAGAAATAAGAGAACCAATAGAATACTGAGTTAAAAAACCAGGATAAGAAGCATTAAAAAAAATACTAGCAAAAGCATCCGCAAAAGACTTAACAATAATAATAAAAGTATTCTTAAGCGATTCCAAATTGGCAAGAAAGAAACACTTTAAAGCATCCCAAAGCCATTGGGTTAAACCTGTTAACCATTCCATAAATCACCTCATTAAATAAAAGCAATCTCAAAAGCAGCCCAGGCAAATAAAACTAAAACGATAGTACCAATAAGGTTAAACGCCGAAGTAGCCACATCAGAGCATTGAAAATCAACAATATAATCCTTATTAAGATACGGAATAGAAATAACCCAATGCGGACAAGAGGCACTAACGTTGCCAATACTAAAAAAATGGTTAATAGCATAAACAACCCCCGAAGTTTGAACCTTATTTAAATACTCAACAAAAACATCATTGAGCGTATAATCCAAAGGTTCATATAAATCACACTGATAAACATAAGGCGACCCAGGCTTATCCTTATCCTCCTCCTCATCCCCTTCACCATCACCATCACCATCGCCATCACCATCGCCACCAGTACCGTCCCCACCGGTACCGCTAGGCTTATTCGGGTTACCGTCTGGCGTTGCATCGTTCCAATTAGGAATGCCGTCACCGTCCCGGTCTGAATCCGTGGAGTTTGGAATTCCATCTTGATCTGGATCAGCATTCGGATCAAAACCAGAAATGCCTGATTCCCTCGTTGTCCCCGGACCATTGGGGCTTAAATCACTAGAGTTCGGAATGCCGTCATTATCCGCATCAGCATCGCTTGAATTAGGTGTACCGTCACCATCAGCATCAGAGTCTTGATTATTAGGAATTCCATCATGATCGATGTCTGGATTAGTTGCCGGATTTTGAGCGGGTGGCGTACTTGGATCAGGAACGCATAAAATACCTTCGCGATGATGATTCGCTGGACATTGAACCTCATTCTGCGCTTTACAAGCCCCTGTCACTGGATCTTGAACTTGTGGAGGCGTACAAGATTTATCAGTAATACAGTTACCATATACATCCTTATGTTGGCCAGGATCACAATCCTGAGGACCAGTACAAGCGCAAAAACGACTACCACTAACAGTACCGCACTTCATCACCTTACCAGCAGAGCAATCCTTATCGACACACTGATGGTCAACTATATGTTCCCAAGCATTATCGCAAGTCGGATCGGGAGGACCACACGTACCATCAGACCTCACAACATTGGGAGGAAGACAATTACGAGCGGGTTTAGTAGGAGGTTGATTTATAGAGCCGGTAGAACAAAACTCACCATTTTTAAAATTAGTTATCTCAGTAACATCGAAACCCTGATCATCAATATTAGACCAAGAAGTATATAAAACCTTGCAACCTGACTCACACATATAGCCAATCGAAGTACCAACCCAAGCAGGATCACTAACACCAGAAATATGACTCGGCACATGATCAGATTCAACAGGGCAAGGAAGCTGGCATTTATTTGTATTGGGATTTACAACTTGGCCAGAAGGACAAACTTCGCACCCGCCAGAATCCGTTTCACCCTGACCTGAAGGACATAAACAAGATTGAGAAAGACCAGAACCCGAAGAAACTTTCGGAGAAACACAAGAAAAATAAGTAACACCAAATTTTACAGAAACGGAATCACCAAAAACAACACCAACTGAATTACAAGATTGAGTATCTGCCCAACAAGTCGCAGCACCAGAATAAGCAAAAACAGCATGAGCAGCATTAACACGAAAAGTATAACCACCAGTACCAAAACGACAGGACTCAGAAGGATAAACAGCAGAACACGCAGAATCCGGAGAAGAATAATAAACACCATTAATAGACCAACCAGAATCAGCAGAATAAGAAAAAGACGAAAAAAGCAGTGCGGCAAATATAAAAAAAAGTCTCATTGGCTAAATCCTTGAATAACAGCCCATGCCGATAAAGCACCAACCAAGAATAAAAGCGCATCCCAAATCATCAAAGTCATCCCCCATCCGAAAAAAAAGGGAAGGCCATAGAATAAAGCCTTCCCTTGCAGGTAGGAATAAGGATCAGCGACGGCGGACCATGGAAATCAGGACGCTCACACCGAAGACCACGACGACGATAGCCATGATCGCGGCCCCGATGGAGACAATACCGGTGCTGACACCGACATCACTGACGGCATCGGTGATAGTCGAAAAGTCAGTCGCCGCTTGGGACAGGACGGGAAGAGCGGCAGCAGCCACGCCCACAGTAGCCATGCGAGCGGAATTGACGAGACGAGGCAAACCCATCTTAAGTACTCCTCTTGACAACATTGATAAGGGCAAAGACACCCCATGCAAAGAGAAAAATGGACAATGGGATAGAGAAGCCCGCAAAGAAGTAACCGGAAAGCTCCTCAACAGTCGGCATTGCCCACACTGAAGCACCAGGCCAGTCCAGAACATCCAAAACGACATAGCCGGTACATTCCCCAACCGGTGTCGATACAATGATTAAAGCGCTGGTCGCACCATCAACCGTTGCACAGACCGCCGCCGACCCGAGTAAGGGAAACAGGGCGATGACACCGATTAGGAAAATTCGTAACATGCTGTTAGTCCGAAAGTTCTATATCGAGGACTTGCATTGCAGCCTTACCCGCCGCACCCATCTTTAAACCAACGTTTACAATGCACTCGGAAGGGAAAACCATTTTTTGTTGCTGCGCTTTCTCGAAGACCCAGAGAGGCGCACTAAATTTGAGAACATCCCAACCCAGGGTGTTACCGCTTTGGTCCTCAGTATCCTGGCCAATGAAGACGGTACAGCCCTCGTTGACTTCGCCGGTTTTGTCATCAACGACGCGCCACCGCTTCATACTCAATACATTCAACGCCATTTTGTTAGACATGCTCACTACTCCACCGCTAAATGCTGGCGATCCGTAGGCGCGGATTGACTACGGCCAGAGAAGTTGTAAATACGCCTCAACTCCGAAGGAGGAGGAGTGTCGTTCAGTTCAAGGTTTGGATAGATCGTCCGCAATGCAGAACGCCAGACCAAGTTAAACGACCGTGGGTTATTAACGACTTTGGCTTGCCAATCTTCGATCGTGCGACCTGGCAAGCTCAGGTAATACTCCTGAACAGCTTTATGAACTTTTTGAAACCAGTAATTACGAAGGAAGTCACTGGCTGACATGATTCGCCACCCCACGATGTGCACGCTTGCAGATACGGCATTGATAGCGCTGTTTGCCGTTAGGCTTGCCGTACTTGATGACCCGAGAACTACCGCAATAGGGGCAATGCTTCTTTTCAATCGACAGGACGTTCTTGAAATAATGGGATGCTGCTGAACGCATGAGAGCGCCTACAGAACACCGAGCAGAACGAGCACGGCAGCGGTATTGGTCCAGCAAATCCGAGGAGACGACAAAGCTAAAAATCTTGCCGTCCTGTTTTTCTTCAGAATGCCGAGAGGGAACAGAGGGCTCATAAAAGGTAAGCTGGAAAGGTAGGTTATCCATTGCTCCCCTCCTGCAAGGCTTCCCTTGTCAAAACAGCAATGTTGACAAGGCGGTAACGACCCATCCGAACAGTAGGGAGGTAGCCCTTTTCGATCCAGCCCCGTACCACGTCATGCGAGACGCCAACCAATTCAGCAAACCGGCCCGCTTCCATGACGGGAACCGAGGGAAGAACAACCGAGGAGAGGAGCTGTTGAGTTTCCAT